GCATCCCCGTTGATCACGGGACGCCCTAGAAATGTCTCGGGTATGTTGTGCTTATCCCGGAATACCACAGCCAGATTAGCCTTGTACTTGTTGGCGTAGGTCAACACCTTGTCGGCATATTCTGGATTGGCCTCGGAATATGACAAGGTCAGGTGATAGTTATCCGGGAGGTCCTTGGCCACTCGGTTGAACACCTTGGTATAGTCGTAGAATTGTATTTCTGGGAAGTCTTGGATGATATCAAGCCATGATTTATCCGACGTACCGTTGAGACGGATGACAGGCTGCACCCCTTTACGTTTGCAATAGGCCGAGAACTTGCCTAGGTCAGCACGTAGGAGCCGCTTAAATTCTTCCGGGTCAGATAGGAGCAGCTTGGTTTTCCGCTCCCGTGCAGCGTGTACGCTATTGAAAGCACCCCGCCCGGCAGATACTAGGCAAGGTTCATGGCACCCCGCAATGATAGAGAACGGGCATAGCTTAACCTCTGGAATAAGGTATAGAATGCCCGTGATATACTCGGAGCCGTCGCCCTTGACAGTCTTTGCATTGGTTCCGACGCCTATGAGATTGTATTGAGCCATAGTGTGAGGCCTTGATAGTTGTTAATGGTGTCTAGTTTATTGCATACCGCATAAAGGAAAGCAAGAGTAAAATAGAATATTTTTATATTTTATTGATATCACATGCAAGTTATTGTTTTATATTGTCTTTTATGTTCATCCCTTTGCCTGTCCCTGCAGGAGTATAGCCTAGGCATTCGCCCCTACGTCTACGTCTACGTCTACGTCTACGTCTACCTGCGTCTGCTTCTGCGTCTACGTCCGCGTCTACGTCTACGTCCACCGGGCCGGGGCCGGACACGCACCTTGGTGGAACAAAACAAGAACAAAAGCCGGAACATGCGGCCAAGTCCCAAGACCTAGCACATGGGCAAACGCTTGGCCAGTACAATTTTACATGCGACAAAGTGACGCACCCATGCAATTAGTGCTTTACAGCTTGGCAGGCCATCTATAAAATCTTGTTACCGCTTCAGATGGAAGCGGGACATAACCTATGAAAGATCAATACAATGGCTAAAATCAACATGGTGGCGACTAACGCAAGAGGTGAAACTGAAGTTCTCATGGTTCAGGACGAGAAGACTTCCAGCGTCCCTTCAGGATATACATTCTTGAACGACGCAGCTTATGGATTGATTGGCGTCCTCAACAAAGATGGTGAGCTGGTGAACCTACGCCAATTTATTGTGCGGGAAACGCCCGGCACCCCTGACATCTATGGCTTGTATGGTGGTGACACGCCAGCCCTTGCTTCTGCGCTGTATTCATATTTTCAGGAAACTGGCACGGCGGGTATCAACGGTCTGGCAGAATTGCCAGTCAGTAATGACAGCAGCTTGTGGAACCTGCAAAGTAGTCCGTCATACCGGAAGAGCGTACTGGACCGGGTGACTTGGATGGCTGGGGCAACCATGACCCGGCATGACGTAGGTGACTTCACTGTTGATACTCGCGGCGGGACAGAACAGTTTCCGACGTATTCGAGCGAGCATGGGATTTCCGTTGATACTGTCAGCTTGGGCCGACGCCTGAACATCACTCGCGGCGAACTACAGCTCAAGCTGCGGGATTACATGGTCAGGATTGGAGAAGCTCGCGGAGGCCGTCGCCGTTTTCAACGAGAAGCTGTTGATTACAGCGATAAGCAAATGAAGCGCATCGCGGCATTCCGTGAACACTATTCGCGGGTTCTTAATCAGACCGTGATCAATCAGAATTCGCTGGCTATCCTCACGGATATGGTGGCCAAGCGCATCACTAACGTGCCATTCCGGAAAGTTTACCGGACGGGCGCAGATAGCTGGACGATCTAACACCGCAGCGACCCACCAACTACCCGGGCTGGCGATCGTGCTGGCCCGGGTTTTTTTTGCCAAAAAATTTTGAAAAGGTAACTCGCTCGTCGCTCGTTTGGTTGTTTGTAGGCCTAATAATGAGTCTCGCTAGTCGCTCGACGCTTATTCTAAAGGCCCTACCCTCCGGGACCCCCAGTGTGCCGTTAGTGTCTATATATATAATGGGACCCCCATAAGCGGAGCAAATTTTACAAAAATCAAAAAACGGGGGTATTTGGCGGGGGTATTAAAAAAGAACAACACAAGTGCTACTCCTAATAACACATAATATCTTTCTTTTTATTATTCTTTTAATAGTACATAATAACACATAAGAGTTCTCCTTGGGTGCCTTTGCACAGGGTAACATGAAAACAAAGATATTGCAAGACCCCTCTTTATAAATTATAATAAAAATTAATTCTTCTTGTCTCCCTTGGAAAGGGTCCTAGGTGTTACCTTACTATAAAGAAATACACAGAGCAGGTAATTTTTTAAGTAGACCTCTCTATGACAAAGTTCTAGGAACAGAGACAGAATGGACAAAGTACTTTAATTTTACAGCGTGTTCCATAGACCCGGAGGAGTTTCTTCTTCAAGATCATTTCTATCACTGGCTATACCAGAGACACAGGTACAAGGCGGGGGTACTTTGCATGGAAAGTAGAACAGTCTACAACTGGCACCAAGATACCAGCAGGGGTGTCTGTGTAAATTCCATACTATATACACCTGATACGATATCTTGTACCTACTTCAGGGAGGAGCCAGAGATAACTCACAGGGTCATAGACCTACAGTATACTCCCGGTGCCAGAGTTCTTTTCAACAATCAGAAAGAACATATGGTTGTAAACCACGCAGGTATCAGGTTAATGTTGACAGTAGAGTTTGAAGAAGACAAGGATTCTTTATCTTTTGATAATCTTTTAAATGAAATAGAACAGGAATACACAACAGATGACAACCAGTGAAGAAGTTCTATCAGGTGCTCAGCCCAGACCCAATGCAAGATCAGAGGCCTACAACCTCACCAAGAAACAGACCAGATTTGCAGAGGTCTACATAGAGACCAATGATCCTATTCATGCACTGGTAGAGGCAGGGTATGCCCCGGTGAATACCAAGGACGGTAGACTGGACCGTACCAGAACTGCCAGAAGAGCACAGCAGTACCTCTCCAACCCCAAGCTCAGAGCCTACATAGAGATGCTCAGAGAGGACGTTGTAGAGAAGGTATCTTGGAATGCACAGAAAGTCTTAGACAAAATGTACCAGACCTATATGAGAGCCACAGAAGCAGAGGACTATACCAATGCCAACCGTTCTCTGGAGAACATGGGCAAGCACCTAGGCATGTTCATTGACAAGAAAGAGATCAAACAGAACACCACCTTTCAGGGTGTAGATGAGGCCTTCACCCCTAATGTAGACGATGACATCAAGAGACTGGCAGACATCTCTGGGTATTCTCTCTCTGTCATCAAAGGGGGCAAGGGAGAAGAATAAGTGGAAGGTGCTCCAGAAGAACACCAGCTAAAACTAAGAGAGAACCTGTATCTCAGAGCAGTGGACACTGCCAGAACAGACTTCTTCTCCTATGTCAAGTTTATTGCTCCCTCCCTTGTCTCAGACTTCAAGGTAGGCAGACACATAGAGGTGCTCTCCAGAAAACTGCAGAGAGTGGTAGATTCTCCTGACCCACAGAGACTGATGGTGTTCCTCCCTCCCCGCTCCTCCAAGAGCCTGCTCTGTTCTCAACTGTTCCCCTCTTGGTACATTGGTAACTACCCCTCTCACGAAATAATGAGTATATCTCACTCTGACCAGCTGGCCTCAGACTTTGGTAGAACTGTCAGGGACATCCTCAAGATGCCCCTCTACCAAGAGATATTCCCCGGGGCAACGCTCAGAGAGGACGTAAGAGCAGCTGGTAAGTGGAAGACCAAGCAGAACGGTATCTACTACGCAGCGGGAGTACGCTCACAGATAGCAGGGCGGGGAGCACACATTGCACTGATAGATGACGCCATGTCAGAGGAGGACGCTTTCTCAGAGGCAGGGCGCAGGTACATCAAGGAGTGGTATCCCTCTGGTCTCAGAACACGCCTGATGCCTAACGGCTCTGTCATCATCATCAACACCAGATACCACGAAGATGACCTGTGCGGGTGGCTCCTCAACAACCAGACAGAGGATACCATACCTTGGGACGTTGTCTCCATACCAGCGTGGCTAGACGAAGAATCAGCACAGATGCTAGACCTTCCAGAGGGTTCCTCCTACTTCCCAGAGTGGAAACCAGACGAACTCCTCAGACTAGACGAAGCAGAGATCAGAGCCAACAATGGGTCCAAGTACTGGCAGGCCCTGTACATGCAGAACCCTACTCCTGACGAGGGGTCCACCATCAAGTCTCACTGGTTTCAGAACTGGGAGCTAGAAGACCCACCAGAGTGTGATCTGGTTATACAGACCTATGACACTGCCTTCTCCACCCGGAGTACAGCTGACTACTCTGTGATACAGACATGGGGCATCTTTGACTGGCTCATCACAGACCTAGCAGGAAGAGAATACCTAGCACCTAACATGATCCTTCTGGGAAATGTCAGAGAAAGACTAGAATACCCAGAACTGAGGAGGACAGCACAAGACCTCTACGATGATTACAAACCAGACATCTGCATCATAGAAAAGAAAGCATCTGGTCAGAGCCTGATACAGGACATGAGAAGAGCAGGACTTCCTGTGTTGGATTACCTACCGGATCGTGATAAAGTATCCAGAGTACATGCAATTACACCTCTCTTAGAATCTGGGCGCATATGGCTTCCCAGAGGAAGAGAGTGGTCAGAAGACTTATTCGCAGAGGCTATACAATTTCCATACGGGAGGCACGATGATCAAGTAGACGCAATGGCAATGGCAATACACTATCTAAAAGAATCTTGGCACTTGTCCCACCCTGATGATCCCGACTACGAAGAAGACGAAAGCCAACCTAAAAATAAAAAGACTTATTGGAACTGGAATTAAAGTGGCCTACCTAACTTCTAACATACCTTTTTTCAGGTGTTTAGTACGAAAAGAATTTACACATAACCACGAAGACTACCAAGGAGAATACCTACACGCACTGGCAATAGCAGTCAACACAATA